GTTGATAAGGAGTATTGGGTAGGCACAGAGAACGCCGAGGAGGAGATGGCCCGGCTGGATCAGATGATTCTTGATCGAGGCGTTCCGCTTCCTGACGACAAGTTACGCAGCCCTTGGTACGCTAATGAGTGTAGTCGAGCAACGTCAGCCAGAATTATTGCGCAAGAGTTGGACATTGACTACCTAGGCAGCGGCGGGCAGTTCTTCAGCGCCGAAGCTGTCCAAGAGACAATTAAGAAGTACGCTCGCCCGGCGTTGCTTGTCGGAGACTTGGAATACGACCACCAGACCGGAGAGCCCACAAGGTTTCGAGAGTCTGATACTGGAAAACTACGACTATGGTTTCTGCTTGATAAGGATGGAAAGCCAAAGTTAAATCTAGAGCATAAAGTGTCGCTTGGCTGCGATATATCTGCTGGCACGGGGGCAAGTAATTCAGTAGGATGTGCATGGAATAATCGGACGTGCGAGAAGCTGGCAGAGTTTGTAAACCCACATATACGCCCAGAGCAGTTTGCTATGCAGATGATGGCATTGGCCAAATGGTTAAATAATGCGCACGTTCTTTGGGAAGCCAACGGACCAGGGCGACAATTCGGGGCGGTGCTTGTAGACGATATGCACTACGGTAACGTGTACCTAAGAAAGAATGATTCGTCTATCACGGGTACGGTAAGCAATGTTCCAGGGTTTGCTCAGACCGACGAGGCCAAGTTATTGCTACTAGGCCATTACAGAGACTTAATTGAATCCGGCGAATGCTGCAATGCTTCTAAGGACGCATTAGAGGAAACTCTTGAATATGTGTTCACGGCTACGGGGAGCGTAGAACATTCAAGAGCGTCAAACAAAATGGACCCATCGGGAGCCAAGAAGAACCACGGCGATAGGGTAATGGCTGACGCCCTGGCGTTGAAGGGGTTAAGCTACACCAGAAGCGGCCCGCAAAAACAAGAGCCAGAAATACCAATCGGCTCTTTGGCTTGGCGTAATCAGCAGCGAGAAAATCGGAAGAAAACAACAACTAGAGAATTGTCTAACGAATGGAGCTATTAAATGGCAAAGCTATCTGATAAACAGTTTGACCGTCTACATACCGCAATTGAGTGGTCCAATAGGCAGCTTGCCTATCCACGCGGAAAGCGGGTATCGGCCATCAAGGAGTTGGTTGGTAAGCACTACATGGAAGGAGGCAGCCAAAAGATTATGCCCGTCAACGCCCTCAAGCTGGCCGTTGACATTTTTGTTCGGCATCTTGCGGCGCGCAATCCACAAGCAATGTTCTCGACTACTAACCCAGAATTGAAGGTGGTTGCCAAAGAGTTCGAGGTAGCCGTAAATCAGATTCCTGAAGAGATAGACCTTAATCGTACTCTTCGCCAAGTAGTCACAGAAGCCATCTTTTCCCCGGTAGGTGTGGTGAAGTGCGGTTTGCATTCTTCTGGTAGCATCATGGGCCATGCCTACGGGAAACCGTTCGTGGACTGTATTACCCTCGATGACTACTTTTGTGATTTGTCCGCGAAGTCTTGGGACCAGATTCAGTATGAGGGCAACGATTATTGGATGGAGTTCGAGGATTTTGAGGAAACGGCGTGGACAAACAAGAAGGACGTTAAGGCCGATCCGTTTGAGACTACTGGATTGCAAGGAGAAAAGCAGGCCGGGACTGTTACCGCAAACTCTACTGCTGACGTATTTCGTGAGCGTATTTGGCTACGGGACGTGTGGCTGCCGAAGGAGGGTATACTAGTAACCTACGGCGTTAAATCCAAGAAGATTTTTAACGTCGTGGAACTAGGCAGCGATACACCAGAGCCATACATCCGCCTAGGATTTACGTATGTCCCTGGTAATCTTCTGGCGCTCCCGCCCATTGCAACATGGCGAGACTTGAACGAACTTTCTAATGCGGTGTTCCGAAAGCTGGGAATGTCCGCCGACGCTTATAAGGAAGTCTTGGGGTTCACCACCAGCGACGATGCTAATATCACGGCGTTTAAGAATGCACAGCATGGTAGCGGTATGAAGTTTACAGGAGCCAAACCAGAGAAGATGACGGCTGGCGGAATCGACACCAAGTCTTTGGCGTTCTGGTTGCAATTGAAAGAATTGCAATCCTACTACGGCGGCAACTACGATTCCACCGGAGGGCTTGCCGCCTCCACGTCCACTATTGGCCAAGACAAGCTGCTTGCAGAGGCAGCAGGTGCGCAGCTACGCGATATGTCAGACCAGACGACTGACTTCATCAAGAAGGTCTTCAAGGCGTTGGCCTACTACGAGTGGGGCGATCCAGTCAAGACCAGGAGCCTAACTAAGGCAATCCCTGGAATGTCGGACAAAATCCCGTTTGAATGGGGTCCGGGCAAGAAGCGAGGAAACTTTAGCGATTACAATATCGAGATTGATGCCTATTCAAGGCAGGACAAGTCCCCACAGATTCAGCTACAGAAGCTAGGCGCTGTGATGCAGCAGTACGTCTTGCCGCTAGCTCCGATGATTCAACAGGCTGGCGGGATGATCGACGTTGAGGCCCTTATGCGAAATGTCGCCAAATATGCAAACCTGCCTGAGTTGGCGGAAGTTGTTACCTTCCCCGCCGATCCTGTACAGCCGCAGCAGGGAAGCACTACACAACAGCAGTATATCGGGGCTCCTAAGACTCCTGGCGGAGGCGGCTCCGGAAGTCAGGGGCCTAGTCAGGCAGACGCGATGGTTCAGCAGTTGATGAGCCAAGCTGAATAGTAGTTGACAAAGTTTATCAGGTATGGTATAATACACAGCGAAGGGGTTTATGGGTCTGTAAGAAAAGCAGGCGTATTTTCCTTACCAGGAGAGAGCATTGCCGCTGTATTGCTTCAGTTCCGACGACGGAGAAATTATCGAGGAGTTTTTCCCGATGGGAAAAGCCCCCGAACACCTTTGCCGGGACGAGGACGATAAACTATTTCAGCGGGATTTTGGGGCGGAGCATTCTCCGAGGCGGGCCGGTAGCGGTTGGCCTATGACGTGTTTTGCCTCCGGGGTTCATGCGGATCAAGCCCCCGAGTTGCGGAAGTATTTTGCGGATAGAGGCTGTCCAACCGAGGTTACGAATAATGGCGACGTAGTGTACCGCGACCCGGCGCATCGAAAGAGAGCGCTGAAGTTGCGTGGATTCCATGACAGGGCCAGTTACTAATCTATGCCGTGCTGACGCGAAAGCGGGACTGTAGGACGATACGATACGACGCAATATCGAACGCCTACTAAGTTTATAATGAGGTTTATTGCGATTACCTTGGGTAGCACGGTTATTACTTAGGAGGAGAGAAATGGCTTTAGAAGAGAGCTTCCAAGAGGAACTTAACGCTGCCATCGAGCAGTCATTGCCTGCCGAGCCCGTAGAGCCCGTAGAGCCAGTCGAACCGGTGGAGCCTATGGAACCCGTTGAACCGGTAGAACCCGTTGAACCGGTAGAACCCGTAGAACCAGTAGAGCCCGCTGTAGTGGGCGACCCGACGCCGTCTACTATTAGCGATTCCGTACTGACGCTGGCGGCGCAGCACGGCATTCCCGTAGAAGACGCAAAGTTGTTCCCGTCCGAGGCGGCTTTGAATCGTGCAATTACCGCTGTCAGAGACTCGATTGCTGCCGTTGCTCCCAAGGAAGAAGCAAAGAAGGAAGAGGAAGAAGATTGGTTTGCTAATCTTCCGAAGCTGGACCCGGAGCAGTACGAGCCTGAAGTAGTCAAGATGTTCGAGGCTATGACGGACATTGCCAAGAAGCAAGCCGAGAAGCTGAGGCAACTCGAATCGCAAACGGTGTCCTACGCGGATGCCGCTAAGCAGTCCAACGAGGCGGCTGCCGTGCGGGAGATTACGACTTGGTTTGATAAGCAGGTGGCGTCGTTGGGCGACGGATTCAAGGATGTACTAGGAGACGGGGGCACGGATGCCCTTTCGCCTGACAGCCCGCAAAAGGCGAAGCGAGATAGCATCGCAAACCAAGTAGCGTTGCTGATGTCTGGATACGCTGCCACTGGCCAGAAACCGCCATCGAGGGACGAGCTTTTTCAGGTGGCTGCAAAACAGATTCTTGCAGACGAGTACATTGCCGCTGAAAAGGCAAAGACCGCGAAGAGTCTTGAAAAGCGCAGTGGTCAGCATATTCAGCGAGGAGGCGGCGCGCAAAAATCAAAATCAGACCTGGACGCAACTACTCTGGCTATTCAGAAGTTGCAAACCAAGTTCGGGCTATAATTCCTAGCCTAGGCTAGATGCCTACGCATAGCGTAGATGGCGTGTTCGTGAAACTAACGGATTGACACTAAATCGAAAGGATTCGATAAATGGCTGGCTTGAACTACGCCGACATTGACGATGCTGTAACATCTACGCAAGATGTCTATATCAAGAAGGGCGCGTGGCTGGACCTGACGAGCGATCTTCAGGACCACATCGCCGTGCGCGAATTGTGGCAGGGCCGCAAGAAGGTCTTCGAGGGCGGAGACGATTGGCGGTTTACCGTCCAGACGGAC